ATGTCAGCCCAACCAGCAGAGAAAGTCACCCCGATGAAGCAACCCCGTCCAGATCTGAACGTGATCATCACCGGCAAACTCGCCCAGGTCGACCTGGTCGGCCAGAACAAGGACTATTACCGCAACGTCCTCATTTCCCCTGCCAAGGATGAATATTCTTACCCGCAGCGCTTCTGTGTAATGAGCGCCAAGCGCCTGGGTGATAAAGACCAGGTCGTCACCGTTGAGGCGGAAGTTCGCTGCCGTCCCTGGAAGGACAACAACGGCGTTTTCCGTTACCCCCATGAACTCTGGGCCGTGTAGCAGCTGGCCGGCGAGGAACGAAGATGAAGGCTTTTTTTATCCTGGCATTTGCAGCGTTTTTGCTTTTCCCCTGTTCCGCCTTTGCCGGTGGCGTCATCGGCCTTGACGGCACGATCACCATGCCCACCATCCCGGTGATCACCGGCCAGGGCGAATACGGGGATGTATTCAACTTCTTCTTCACCGTCATGTTCCTGAGCGGCCTGATTTCGGTCTTTTTCAAGAACGTGATCCGCATGTTCCGGCGGCGGTACGGCGATTAATTCAGGAGGATACCCATGGACATTGCAACAGTCACTTATTTTCTGTTCGGCCTGGCCGGCCTGCTCTCCGGTAACATGATCTGGACGGCCATCTGCAGCGCGGCCTAAACCCTTTCACGGAGCAAGACTATGGATTTGACAGGGATCGTCTTTGACACCACCACCCTGGAAGCCGGCGGCCTCCTGGTGATCGGCTTTGTTGCCATGTACGCGTCCATCCGTGCCGTTATCAACATGGTCCGTCGTGACGGTGGGGGATCGTCCAGCCGGTATGATCTGCCCTCTATACGTGACCAGAAATTTGAAGCTGGTTCCGGTTTAAGTGACTGGTACGGCCGATCCGACAGGTATCACACATAAAAGTAAAACAGATTTCCCACGCGCGGGACTTTAACCGCCTCATAGTGAGGCATCAACCACCCAACCTTTTTTTTAAGGAGGAAAAACATGGATCTTACAGGAATCGCATTCGACACCGCCACCCTGGAAGCCGGCGGCCTTCTGGTTCTCGGCTTTGTTGTCCTGGTTGCGTCGATCGGCGCAGTTATCGGCCTGATCCGTCGCGGCGGCAGCCGGTAACCGGCCTCAACCCGAACCAGCAGCCGGGCCGGTAACCCCTTCCTTATCGGCCTGGCTGCTTCAAGGAGCCTCCATCATGCCCACCACTCCCAAAGTTGAAACACTCGCCTATCTGGAAATCAGTGTCCACGATTACGCTGATATCCTCGATATCTGGGGCAATGACGAAGTGTACACCGTCAATGACGTCCTTTCCTCCCTCGTTGCCCTGGGCCTGCGAAAATTCCGCCAGGATCTCCCGACCCTGCAGGAACAGGCCAACCAGAACAAGGAGACGCAACCATGCCGACCGAACAGCCTCATCATGTAGAAAGCAGGGTGCCTGTTTTCGCCCTGTTCAATTTCGCCCCCTCTACCTACGCCGAAATCAGCACCCTTGCTTATTACGAGCAACAAGGCATCTGCCGCACCATGCAGAACCTTATTGAACTCGGCTTGCAGTCTTTGAAGCACGTCGATCCGCAGATCCGCGAGGACATAACCGGAGCGTTCGAGGATCTCCACCCCTGATCGAACGGTAGAACTCATGCGTAAAAAAATCCTTTCCTGCATCCTGATTGTTTTACTCGTGATTTTTGTCGTTCCGGATCGGTCTGTTTCTGTTCCAATGGTTATTGTTATTCCCGCTGCCGCAATAGGCATACCGCTGCTTGCAGCTGGCGCACAGTATGTCAATGATCATTATGCTGATATATCTCAGGCGGTAAATACTACAACGACTAACGCAGGTAATTTCCTACGTGGGGCCTGGGAAGCTCAGAAGATGGTTAACTCTCTGGGCTTTGATTATATGGTAGGTCGGTCTGTCGCTTTGCGGGGTAATTTGGCTGATTTTGCCGCCTGGGCATGGGATAATTTGCAGGATATGTCAGGTTTTGTGCAAGACTGGCTTAATGATATGGTTTCCGATTTTCCGGGGGTAGGTGATATTGCTGATGCAACAAATCAAACAAAGAATATTTCTATAACTGGTGATTGGCAATTTTCTCATGGTTTAAGTTGTTCGACTAATGGCCAGACAGGTAATATTTATTATGGTTGGTCATCTACTTTTAACGCTTGGGGGGCTTTTCAATATAGGCTTAATTATATAAGGGAAGATGGTTATTGTACCTACTATTATATGTATTTTGCTCCTGGTACATTAACGGATGATCCTGTTAGTTGGGAGCCTAATACAATTCCTCCTGTTATTCCTCCTGATGCTATTACCGATTTTGGTATAGGTTTAGGTGGTCCTTCGGGGGAACAAATACAGGATGATATTGACAGATATATTAAGTCTCCTGCTCCTGCTATTGTTCCCATTGACCCGGCGGCTCCCGATGCAGATACCGCCCCCCCTCTTGTTGGGTTGACTCCTGGTGAACTTGAAGCTCCTGTGACAACTACAGAACCGGATCGTGTTGCCGTTGGCGATGATGCTCCACCTACTCCTGATGCAACAATAGATAATGATCTGCTGCGGGGCATCTACAACAACACCCTGGCCACTGCCCGGAATACGGCTTCAACCGTTACCGCTATTCAGAACCTTGCCCTTACCGGAGAACCTACGGATATTCAACCGGTGGTTGATGCGATCGTTGCCCTTCCCGGGCAGATCGTTCCCCCTCTTGTCGGTCCCATCGAGGCGCTGCCGGCCCAGATCGCCAACCCCATTGTCGACAAACTGGATGAGATCAAGGAAACTATCCCTCCGCCCATTGAATCTCTTGAGCTCACCGGCGATCAACCCGCCCTGGGTGATGATAACGTCTACGACACGACCATTGAGGAACCGGAAGAAGAATCCCTGTCCGAAACCATCCTGGAATTCATCAACAATGGTCTGCCCTTTGTTTCGACCCTGAAACAGAACGCCATTACCCTGAGCAACCCGAGCCCGAGTTATGACTTTGTTCTGTATGATCATCAGTTCAGCTTTGATTTCTCCCCCTATGAAAGTCATCTCCGGGCCTTCGGCTACCTGCTGTATGGCCTGACAGTCTTTTCCGCGTTCATGATCATCGTGAGGCGTTGACATGGCTTTACCCATCATTGCCACCGGCCTGTTCTCCTTTATCGGCTCCATTGTCGGCAAGTTCTTGACTGACGGCCTTCTCCGGTACGTTGCTTACAAGGCCCTTGCCGTCACCCTGTTTATTACCATTCTGCCTATCCTGCTGAAAAATTTCATTGTCTGGATCGTCCAGGAGTTGAACACCGTTATTTCTTCGGTCATGGCCGGCAGCTCTGTCGAGGCAACCGTCCTTGAACTCACCGGCCTGGCCGCCTGGCTTGCCGACTGCTTCAATGTTGTCGACTGTTTCAGTCTGCTGATCACCGCCCTGGCGATCCGCTTTGTCCTCAATATGATTCCGTTCGTGGGGTAAGGCATGGCGATCCGCATTGTTGACGGCAAACCCGGCAGCGGCAAATCATATTACGTTGTCAATCACCTGGCGAAAAACTATTTCACCGAGGACCGGGGCCTGTACGTTCTCAAGGAAGGATATTGCATCATCACCAACATTGACAGCTTCAAGCCGCAGCACATCGACCTTAAGGAAATAGCCGCGGAACATGGCGGCTATGATTCCTTCTTCACCGCCGAAGTCCAGGAACAACTCAAAACCAAATACGGCCGGATCATCTATATCATTGACGAGGCCCAGCGCATCTTTCGCAAGAACTACAAAAACGAGGATGTTTTTTTCTGGTTCGAGACCCACCGCCATCTTGGCCAGGACATCTATCTGATCACGCAGCATTACAAGAAACTTCCTTTCGACGTCTATTCCCTGGCTGAATTCATCATCTACGCCGCGCCCAGGACCCGGAGCCTTGCGGGTGAATTCCGTTATCACTGGATGGATGACGGCACCAAGATCAAAACCGAGACCTTGCGGCGCAAGCAGCAGATTTTTGCTTTGTACAAGAGCATGGACATGAAGGAAGCGGAGAAGATCGGCAACCCTGTTCTGAAGTCCGCTTTCCTTGCCCTGGCCGGCTTTGTCGTGATCCTGATTATTGCCTCGCGGTTCATGTTCGGCGGCATCATTTGGGAAGGCGGGGTGGGCGCGACCAGTGAAGCACATGCCGCTGTTCCTGAAACCAACTATTCCGCTCCGCCGCTGACAACTGCCCAGGGCAGACCTGAACCTGAAATCACCTACGCCTGGAAGGCCCTGAATGTCATTCGCACCTTTGATCCTCGTGGATATATCGGGGAAATGGTCGTTATTAATGACTCGTTGATCCCCCTGGACCTCTGCCCGTTTGAAATCCGCCGCGCCGGCCGTTCGATTTACGCCTACATGCCCCTGGAGGAAAACCGAGGCGCCCGGAGGCAGAGTGAGGAGGGGAGCGGGTCGAGTGGACTGACGAACGATGACCCGGGCGCCGGTGATCTGCCGCCGTCCCCCTCTTAATTTGCTCAACGCATAAGGGCCGAAAGGGACCTATCCCAAAGAGGTCCCGGCCCGTTGCGTCCCGGATTGAAATGCCGGGGCCTGTCAGATAGCAATAAAAAAACCCTTCCGCTGCTGAGTTTGCCGACCGACAGCGGAAGGGCAACCACCCACCTTAACAGATGGAGGATTTTTGTCATGATACAGCATCGAGACCAGGGCGACAAGTCCCCCCAGGTCGAGCGCTGCCCTCGGAAAAAGGGGGTGCAAGCCGGAATAACATGCACCCCCCGAGTAGCCACCGGCTGCGATAAGTTAAAAGTTTCCTGCTGGTTTGATTGGCGCAACCCGGAGCTGTTCGAGCGTCTTGAAACCCATAAGCGCGGCCTGCAGGAAACCGAAAATCTGCTTCGCGCCCCGTTCGACCTGGTCAAGTCGGAAACCAGTTTCAATTTCAATCTCCACCGGACCGGTACCACGAAATTTTCCTATATCCTCAGTACTGGGGATATCATCATGCTCCTTTCCCCCCGGCCGGTCGATTCCACCCTTCACAACTGCCAGATAGAAATAGGTTCGATTTCTTCTCAAACCGACGCCCAGGGCATCTACCAGGAAATCATTTCCGTCTTACGGTTGCTTAACTGCCGTCTGCACAAGGAACTGGTGCAGGAAATCCACCTGGCCGTTGATCTGATCAATGTTCCCGTCAAAAAGACAAAATTTCGGCTGGAAAATAACTGGATCGCCCGGGCAAACAAGTTCGCCTATTTTTCATCCCGCCGGCGGATGACCGGTATGTCTCTGGGTGCCGGTAATGTCATGTTCCGGGCCTATGACAAAATTGCTGAGATGAAAGAAAAACATGAATCCTCAAAACAGGATTTCTTTGCCAAAAAATGGCAGGTCAACCTTGCTGAAACCGATGTTACCCGCTGTGAATTCCAGATTCGCCGGCCGGTCCTCAAGGAATTTGACGTCCCCACCGATACCGTTCAGGATATTTTCGCCAATCTCCAAGCTATCTGGCGGTATCTTACCCTTGAATGGTGTCGCTTCTGTACCGAACCTGTCGACCGGGAAAACAAACACCAGGACCGGGCCGTTACCTCTCCTCTTTGGGAACTGGTCCAGTCTGCAGTTTTCTCCCCGATCATGCGGACGGCCAGCCGTATCCGGCAAAGTTTGATCAAGAATATTGACGCCCTCCGAGACCAGTTCCGGGGCATTGCCCTGTCCCTGGCCGCTTCTGAGGGTCTGCTTACCGATAATGTTGATTACATCGTTTCGAGGATTCAGGTGATTCTTACCGACGATCTGCGCCGGCTGCTGCGCCGGGATAAATCAAAATTTATCCGAACCCTGAACATGCGTTTCAATGAATGCTACGCAACAGTTTTATGAGGTGCACTATGAAACTATCGCAAGGTGACATTCTCGTTCCCCCTTCCCCTGGGGCCTATAAGCTGCGCGTCCGTTCTCTCTATTTCCCGAGCAGGAACAACCCTGATCCGCAGTACGTTTTACAACTCTACACTCTTCCACCGGGAGCCGCGAAATATGAAAAAAAATGGATGAGCCGAAAATATGACCTGGTCGCTAGCTGGGGCGAGCTGCAGGAACGGGGTTTTATTCTTGAAAAGAAGCAACCGCAACAGCTTTCCCTTTTTGCAAGTCAGGGCTGTTCAGATTGAGGTGAGATCATGGGTGGACGATCACGCAAATATACCCCGCCTGACCGGTGGGACTGGCTGCAGGAAATATCTGATCAACGGTTGGACCGGTACGGCAAGATGTCCGGCCACAAAGTCAAAGATGGTTCGGCCGATCTATCAAAATTTGCCTTGCACAATGAAGCCGCATCAGAGTTCAAGCGCCGGCACGGTTACAATCCAGATTGGTATTACAATCCCTATGTAGAGCCTGCCTCTGATCCTGCGTCGGGATCATCCAGTGAAGCAAAATATTATCCTGTAAGACCTGGGCAGAAAATACGATTGGGAGATCAAATTCAGAGTTTAGGCGATAAATGGGAACCTGTTCCCGCCTCTATGGCTGGTTCGAAGGTTGAAAAAACTCATTATCCAATCCGCCGGCGGAAACAATAATTTTTGGCAAGTGGTCGGCTGTTCAGATTGAGGTACGTTCATGGGTCGTTACCAGATACATATTCCCCCGATTGACTGCGGTCCTGCCGGTATTCCATCTGTTTTCTGTTCTCCAACTGCTGCTGTCTGGCAGGATTTGACCTGGGGCCGGTGGGGATCAGGCGGGCAGTATGACGCCCGGCATATGTTCGTTGATGACTGGCGCTTGGAACATCTCTGGCGCAAACAGGGTGAAGGGCTTGCAAAAGTGATCTGCCAGGGCATTGTTACCGCCCCTGATTTTTCCATAGACGGATATTTTCCTCCGCCCTTAGTCCAGTTTCAAATATTCCGTTCTCGTATTCTGGCGGCGTATTGGATTTCTCAGGGTGCCATTGTAGTTCCTGTCCTGCAATGGGGGTCCCGATCTTCCTTCGACTTCTGTACAGCTGGAATCCGTCCTTCATCCGTTGTTGCCGTCCGAGGCCCGCAGAAAGGGACTGAAACCGCATGGCTGCAGGGCGTCAAGTACATGATTGCAACTCTTTGTCCGTCCCTTATCCTCCATTTCGGCCGCCGGGCAGAATATGCCGATAACGTCCTTTATTTCCCTCTGCGGTCGTGATCGATGTTCTTGACTGATCCGGGATATTCGCATACTTCTTTATGTATGCGCGGTCGTATCTATTCTGATCAGAAGTGCTCCCTTTGCGGTTCATCGTTTTTGCATGATGACCGGAAGAGGGGTCTTTTCTGTCCCCACCATCCGGATCAGGAGGCCACCAGACAATTCAAGGTCCGCTTCGGCCGGGGGATAACCAAACGGTTCAATAATTTTCAGGCTGCGGAGCGTTTTCTTGACGGCCTGCGCTATGAAGTCGACAAAGGTTCATTCGATCCCAGAGATTACCAGGCCGGCAACCCCTTATCTTTCATCAATCTTTCCCGCCAGTGGTTGACCAAGAAAAAGCAGAAACTTGCCCCGAGGACCTACCAGGGCCTTGAGCATATAATTTCTGTTGCTCAAAATTTTTTTGGTCCTGAAAATGTTAAGAATATCCAGTTTGCGCAGCTGGAAGATTTTATTGACTCGCTGCAGGTATCGGACAAGACGAAATCAAATTATCTTTCCTGCCTCCATAATTTTTTCTCCTGGCTTGTCGACCGGCGGGAAATAGACCGCTCACAATTTCCGGTTTTTCCCTCGATCAAATATGAACTCGGCCTGCGAAAAACCGTTGATAAGGAAACGCAGCAGGCCATCCTTGCCGAAGTAAAACGAATCTCCTACCACGTAAGCCCTAAAATCTGGCTCGGTATCAAATGGCTGTCCACCTATATTTCTATTCGTCCCAACGAGCTCCGTAATATCCGGGAAGGCGATATTGACCGGCGCCAGGGATTCATTTTCATCCCCCACCCGAAAGAAAAACGGCCCAAGCTGGTTCCGTTAACCGACAATGACCTTGAGATATTGCAGAATATCCCTGTCGGGCTTCCGGACCTTTATTTTTTCCGTCATTCACCAGGGGTTTCCGGTGTAGCCGGCGGGACCAGGTTCGGCATGAAGTTGTTTTACAAGTGGTGGAAAAGGGCTTGTCACAACCTGGGCGTTGAATGCGTGGATCTGTACGGCGGCACTCGTCATAGCTCAACGGTTGCCCTCCGTGAACATCACACCCCGGAACAAATCAGGCGTGCCACCATGCATTCAACAAACAAGGCTTTTGAGCGATATTTTCAGCTTTCCCGGGAAGAATTGAAAGCGGTGTATACAGTCACGGAGCGACCAACCACCGACCAACCAAAACGACCCGCCCGGAAGAAAACAACTATTTGA